GCTGCCTGAGGACGACAAACCACTGGACCCGGTGACGGAGAACCAGAACATCTTGCGGATGAAGCCCGCCAAGGCGTTTTTCTATCAGGACCACGACGCACACATCATGGTGCACAACATGATGATGCAGGACCCGATGATTGCGCAGCAGCTTGGGCAGAACCCGCAGGCGCAGCAGTTGTTCGCCGCGTTGCAAGCGCATATTGCCGAGCACATTGGGTACAAGATGCGTCGTCAGATCGAGATGCGCTTGGGCATGCCGCTGCCGCCCGAGGATGAGAAGCTGCCTCCGCAGATCGAGATGTCTCTCTCAGGCATGCTGGCCCAGGCCGCACAGCAGGTGGTCGCCCAGAGTCAGCAGCAGGCAGCCATGATGCAGGCGCAGCAGCAGGCTCAAGATCCCGTCGTCCAGATGCAGCAGCAAGAGCTGCAGCTCCGCGCTCAAGAGTTGCAGCTCAAGGCGCAGAAGATCGCGCTGGATGCGGCGGCGATGGCCGACAAGCAGGAGCTGGAGAAAGAGAAAGTCCAGGGCGACCTGCAGCTCCGTGCCATGCAGACATCGGCAAACATCGAGCAGGCCAAGGCCAAGCTCGCAGCAGATCAAGAACGTGAAGGTGTCCGCATGGGCATCGACATCGCTAAATCGCGTGCGGATGCAGCACGTGCTCAACGACAGGAGAAGAAGCCTAGATGATTGAAGAATTCGCACGCGTATTGCGCGAACAAATACGCACCGACATGAACAACTACGCCGATGATTTGGCGGCAGGGGCGTGTCGCTCGTTTGAAGAGTATCAAAAGCTCGTCGGCGTGATCCAAGGTCTGGCGCTGGCCGAGCGGTATCTCCTAGACCTTGCGAAGAAAGCAGAAAACCATGACGAGTGAAGTAGAACTGGTGCTACCGGCAGGGATAACCCTACCAAAAACCATCCAACCGCAGGAAGCTCCTGAAGAGGGCGCGACGAACGAACAGAAAGCCACGATGCTGCCGGAGCCTACGGGCTGGAAGCTGCTGTGCGTGGTTCCTGATGTGTCTCAGACCTTTGAGAACTCGTCGCTCGTCAAAGCGGACGCCTACATGCGGCAGGAAGAGCACACCACCACTGTGCTGTTCGTCCTCAAGGTAGGTCCCGACGCATACAAGGACACCGCCAAGTTCCCCACAGGCGCTTGGTGTAAACAAGGTGACTTTGTGTTAGTGCGTGCTTACTCCGGCACTCGCTTCAAGATTTATGGCAAGGAGTTTCGTCTCATCAACGACGACCAAGTTGATGCGGTTGTAGATGATCCACGCGGGCTGACCCGCGCATGAAAGGGTGAACATGGCTTCTGGTGAATCATTCAAGTTTCCTGACGAACAGGAAGAAGTAAAAGCAGTTGCGCAAGACGAGGTGGAAGTCGAGATCGTCGATGACACCCCTGAGCGTGATCGAGGCCGCAAACCTCTGGACAAGGAGGTCAATGACCCCACTGAGGAGGAGATTGAGTCTTACTCAGACAAGGTCCAGTCGCGAATCAAGGAATTGACCCACGCTCGTCACGATGAGCGCCGTCAGAAAGAGGCGGTAGCCCGTGAAAAAGCGGAGCTGGAGCGACTTGCGCAACAGCTTTTGGAAGAGAACAATCGCCTGAAGAAGAGCTACAACGAAGGCCAAGAAGCCCTCGTTAATACTGCACGCAAGGAAGCGGAAACTGAGCTGGAAACTGCTCGCCGCAAGCTTAAAGAAGCCCAGGAAGCCTTTGATACTGAGGCAATTGTGGCTGCGCAGGAAGCTCTGGCAGAAGCCAAGTACCGGGCCGAGGATGCAAAGCGTTTTAGGCCGCATGCTTTACAACCCACAGAAATTCCTGTACAAACGCAACAACAACCTCAAAATCAGGTACAGCCCGACGAAAAGACCCTGCGCTGGCAGGCAAAAAACCAGTGGTTCGGGCAGTCTGGATTTGAGGAATACACCAGCTACGCACTAGGGCTGCATCAAAAGCTAGTCACCGGGGGTGTAGACCCACGCTCAGATGAGTATTTCGACCAGATCGACGGTCGCATGAAGTCGAAGTTCCCCGAGTTGTTCGGGAATGAAGACAAGCCTCGGACGGTTGAGGTTCAAAAGAAGCCAACGACAGTCGTAGCGCCTGCGGCTAGGACGACAAGCGCGGGGAAGATCCGTCTGACCCAAACGCAAGTCGCACTTGCCAAGAAATTTGGACTTACGCCACAGCAATACGCTGCTCAAGTAGCAAGATTGGAGAACCAAAATGGCTGAAACTCAAAACCGTGCACCTCGTGATAACGCATCACGCGAACGTACTGCTCGTCCGGCATATCGCCCGCCGAGCGCGCTGCCTGATCCGACTCCCGCACCCGGTTGGGTGTACCGCTGGATTGCTACCCATGTCATGGGCCAAGCTGATCCAACAAACGTGTCCAAAAAGATGCGTGAGGGCTGGGAGCCTGTTAAGGCGGCAGACCATCCTGAGCTTATGCTGATGGGTAATGAGAAGACGGGTAACGTCGAGATCGGTGGGCTGATGCTTTGCAAGATGCCCGAAGAAAACGTCAGTGCTCGTAATGCTTATTACGAATCGGAATCAAGAGCCCAGATGGACTCAGTGGACAACCACTACATGCGAAACAATGATCCACGGATGCCGTTGTTCTCTGAACGCAAGTCCAGCACGACGCGCGGAAGTGGGTTTGGTCTAGGTACGAAGTAAAAGGAGTCAAACATGGCTTATCCCACTGTTGACGCCGCTTACGGTTTTAAGCCTGTCAATGAACTGAGCGGGCTACCGTATGCTGGTGCTACGCGCCAAATTCCGATTGATCGGAACTATGGCACTGCCATTTTCAATGGCGATCTCGTCGAGCTTGCCGGTGGTACTGTTGAAATCACCGGTATGTCTACGACCACTACGACTACCGCTCGTGCGGGTCAAGTCGGCGTGTTCATGGGCTGCTCTTACACCAACCCCAGCACGGGGCAAAAGATCTTCAGCCAGTACTACCCCGGTAGCATTCTGGCAAACGACATCACTGCGTATGTCGTTGATGATCCCAGCGCTGTGTTCAAGGCCGTGATGATTGGCCAGCCTTCCGCTGGTCTGAGCAACACTGCCACCACGGTTGGCTATGCCTCGCAAAACTTTGTCGGTACGAACGTGTACTTTGTCGGTGGTACGGCGGGTAACGCTAACACGGGTAATTCCGCTGTTGGTGTTTCCGGTGGCGCACCGACCAACGGCACGGGCAATACTCGTCAAACTGGCGCGTTGCCTTTCCGCATCATCGCGGTGGTTCCTGAGACTGGCGTGACCCTGACCGGTACTGCTAGCACCTCGGGCTCTTCTACCACGGTGACGCTGGCTACGGCAATCACTGGCTTGCAAGCGGGTATGCAGCTTATCGCTCCGACTGGAACGGGTTCGTTGGCAGGTAACTACATCACGGTTACCAACGTCAACACTACCACCCTGACTGTGTCGAGCGCGGTGACGCTGGCTTCTGGTACTGCTGTGACCTTCGTCGGGTTCCCCGAAGTGCTGGTCAAGTGGAACCAGGGCTACCACAGCTATCAGTTCGCTACCGGCGTATAAGGAGTGAATCATGGCAATTTCACGTGCACAACTACTCAAGGAACTCCTGCCGGGGCTTAATGCGCTTTACGGTCTTGAGTACGCCCGTTACGGCGAGGAGCACAAGGAGATCTACGAAACCGAGAATTCGGAACGTAGCTTCGAAGAAGAGACCAAGCTTGCTGGGTTCTCTGCTGCTCCGGTGAAGAATGAAGGTAGCGCTATTGCTTATGACAATGCGCAGGAAGCCTTCACTTCGCGGTACAACCACGAAACCATCGCCCTGGGTTTCAGCATCACGGAAGAAGCCATTGAGGACAACCTCTATGACTCTCTGTCTGCGCGTTACACCAAGGCCCTGGCTCGTGCCATGAGCTACACCAAGCAGGTCAAGGCTGCATCGGTGTTGAACAACGGCTTCAATGCTGCCTACACGGGCGGCGATGGCGTCAGCTTGTTCTCCACTGCGCACCCGCTGATCACGGGTGGCACCAACAGCAACCGTCCGGCGGTCGCCTCTGATCTGAATGAGACTGCGCTTGAAAACGCGGTTATTCAGATCGCTGGGTGGACTGACGAGCGGGGCCTGCTGATTGCTGCCAAGCCGCGTAAGCTGGTGGTGCCTCCGGCGCTCATGTTCGTTGCTACCCGTCTGCTTGAAACGTCGCTGCGTGTCGGCACTGCCGATAACGACATCAACGCCATCAAGAACAACGGCGCAATCCCTGAGGGCTACACGGTCAATCACTTCTTGACCGATAGCAACGCTTGGTTCCTGACCACGGACGTTCCCAATGGCTTGAAGCACTTCGAGCGCGTGGGTATGTCTACGTCGATGGACGGCGACTTTGATACCGGCAACGTCCGTTACAAGGCTCGCGAGCGTTATTCGTTCGGCTGGTCTGACCCGCTGGGCATCTACGGCTCGCCGGGAGCTTAATGTCTGATATTGCGTAAATATCAGCGCGAAGGGGGCCTTGTGCCCCCTTCTCTTTTGTGCTACTCTGGGCCCATTCCGAGACCATCACTGCCCGCCGACTGACTCGGCAGACTTCTCCTCAAAGACGACGGGCACAGACTGAGGACTGACCATGTCGAACACGACTTTCTCCGGCCCGGTACGTTCAGAAAACGGTTTTCAAACTGTTTCTGTTAACACGACGACTGGCGCTGTTACTACGACGGGCACGTTTGGCGCAACGGTAAGCACACCGGGCACCGTGACTGCAGATAGCGATACGGCACCTGTGGCGGGTGGCGCATCGGCGTTTCTTGCTACGACTACGGCCAACTTTGGCATCTTCGTGGGCTCCGGGGCTCCGACCGTGACAGCGGCTCAAGGTTCGCTGTATCTGCGTACTGACGGTACGACCACCAACGACCGTATTTATGTTCGTGGTTCTGCGGCCTGGATTGCAATCACCACGGCTTCTTGATAGGAGGCCGACATGAGGCCAA